ACCTGATCTAGTGGTTTGTGTTGCCGACATAATCGGTACATTTGTCTCAACTGCCAATCCCCTAAGTTCTTCCGCAATTGCTTTAACATACATGTAAGAGTTAACATTGGTCTGTCCTTTGAAGCGGGTTGATGCACATATATTCAAATAGTCTATAAAAATGATGTCTGGTTTAAACGATTTCTTGATTGCCAGTTCCTTAATTAGACCACGAAAATGCCCAGAGTGTGCGGATGCAGTTGGATATTCCTTGACGATGAGCTTACCTGATGTAGATTTAATGATCTTAGCGATCTTGTTGTCGTACATCTGCTTGGGTAGATCATGTAAGTCTTCCATAGAAATATTCATGAGGTTTGCATCTATTCTTTCCGCAATACGTTCCTCGGACATCTCTAAGGTGATATAAAGCACGTTCTTACCCATAGATAAGCAGTTTGCTGCCACATGACACATGAACAAACTCTTACCCACACCTGTACCAGCGAGTGCGATATTCAACGTCTTGGGTGGTAATCCTCCCTTGGTTATACGATTGAAGAATTCCAGATCAAACGGAATCTTCTCTTCTACCGTGTGATAAAAGTCAAATCTGTCATCGGCATCATCAAGGTAATCATGACCAACACGATTATCAAAACCAACAGCAAGGGCGTCTGTAAGAATGCTAGGTATAGCATCTGGACCTCTCTGTTTATCCTTTCCATCAATGATTGATATGCCTTCCACAATTGCATTGTACACCGCCTTATCTTTACAAAATTGTTCTGTTGTATTTACTAGCCAGTCAAAATCCACATCAGTTGATTCCAATGTTTGAATGACTGCAACAATCTTTTTAAACTCTTCCTCGTTTAAATCTTTTCTCCCCGATACCTCTATCTCCAACGAGGTCTGTGTAGGTATCTTATTATACTTATCAACGAACTTGGTAATCTCTTCAAAAACTATACGATCTGTTTTATCCGCAAAATAATCACCCTTAATAAAGGGTAACACCTTACGAGCATATTGCTCGTTGGTTATAAGTTGAGTAAGAGCTGTTCGTTCTATTGTCTGTGACATATTATTTTGGGTATTTGCCGTTAGTGAGTTCAAGATTATCTTCCTTTAATTGGTCATCTATAATATCTACCAGTATATCACCAATCAACGTAAAAAACTCTTCTCCAAACTCTTCACGTTTCAGTAGTGCATTATCTATTATAGTATATTCAAACCGAAAAGGCAAGGAACCATCGTCATTTTCTTCTTTATCATTGATAGAAACTTTACCATAGTTATAGATAACGTCCTTGAATTTACCCTCAGCAATACATACATTCGCCCATGTATCACCCTTTTGAGATACAAATGTATAGTTGTCTTTAATGTTGTTCATTTTGACTTCTCAATCATGTAGGTAATATCTTTCACTTTACTTCGGTTATCAAGATGGATTTGTGCAATCTCTTCCTTGCTTTGTCCGAAATATGGTGCTGCGTGATGTTCTTGAATCATCCAATCATTTATGGTTGTTTCACAGTCATTTTTGCTATCGAATATTTTAAACTTACCTAATATTCGGCCGTATTTACCCGCTTTATCCCTTACTGTTACCAGAGTTTGCATTGACCCTTCGGGCAAGAAAAACCTTATTTGCTCCTTTGCAAGTAAGCCATATTTCTTTTCCTCTAAGTCTCTTGTTCTGCTCTCTGGTGTGTCTATGCCATGAAGACGTATCCGCTCCTTATGCATCCATACACCAAAGCCAAGATCAATATCTACATCAACCGTATCACCATCAACAACTCTTACAATCTTACAACTATATTCATACACCGAAGCTCTCTCCACATCCACATGAACTTGTTTGCATGGGATTTTTTATTGATAAAAATGACCCACCAAGCTCTTCTACATAGTCTATCGTACTACCTAATATATACAATTCTGCCGTAGGGTCAATAACCAATACATCATCAATAGGGTCAGACCATTTTACATTTGGCCAATTTTTAGCGTGATCCCAAATGTATTGGAATCCAGAACATCCCCCGCCCTTTACGCCGAGGGATACATAATCGCCATTTGAAACAGACTTTAAATAGTCTCTAGCTCTCTCTGTTAATGTTACCATATCACTATTTAGTTTAGACGATTTGCTTGACGTAGTAAATACGCCAAGACAGTATTCCAATAATTTTTACCCCATTCAGATTTAACCGTTTCATTTGTGGCGTACGCTAGTGCTATCCGTTGGTTCATCTTATCTACTTCGAATTGCATCATTTACCAAACACTTCTTTTAACTATCCGACACTCATCACGCATTACAGTATAATAATCACCGTGATGGTCCCGCCGGACATACGGCCAAGCCTTACAAACTTCAACGTACTCATACCTCTGATGACGCCGCTGATCGCGCCGGTGGTGATGATGATCAGGCCTGCGATCCTCAATAATCACTTGCGTATGGCCATGATTAGAATTACCAATTATAACACCAAAGATTGTACCAACAACAAGAGGGCCAACCCAATCGCTATCCGCTTTTGATGCAGTAGGAGTAAGCATCATCGTTGCTACTGTTATTGCTACTGCACATCCAATTAATATTTTTTTCATTGTATTCTCCCACAATATATGTTTATAACCTTATACATTAACCCAAACACCTTTCATCCATACCAAGTTCTACCCATCCAGTGTTTTCACACTTGAATTTCTTACCATTCTCAAGTCGTGCCATATCACCAACACTAGTGCTACGACATGAACTCTCCGGCCCGATATAAACAAGTTCATCTCTCGTATACCAAGCATCTTCAATTGAGTTGGTCAGCATAAATGCCCTTTCCAACTTCTTTTTTGTACTCCACGATTTATTTACGTTGACAAGTGCTACTGTCCTCGGCGAATCCTCATATGCAGAATGAATTACTGCAACGGTTTCAGTCCTAAGTTTACTTAGCAGAGCATTTGTCAGAGATTCCTTCGTCTTCACTTTCACGTTTTTCATTTGAGATACACAGGCCCTGTCCAGTTGATAGGATAGTTACCCTCAAGAACATTGCCCCGAGCAGCGTTCCGAGCAGGAGCTTTATAACCAGCACACATCAAAATGTCGCCCTTCTTGAACTTCTTGTCAGTATCAATATTGACAACAAATCCCCAAGCAGAACCACCATTATCCCGTAGAATCCTGATGTACTTGGAACCAGGCCGAACAACCCACTCATCGACAAACTCAGCACACATTTTCTTCCGAACTTCATCAGTCGGAGGCATGAACGCACCATAGTCCTCATTAGCGGCCTCAATCATATGAGCAATACCACCAGCAACCGTATTCGCAGTCTTAGTTACATAAACCGTCATGACGCAACTCCATTCACTTCCCAATTGTAAATCCCAATGGCCTCATCCCACAACTCACGGGCATCACCATCATTCTCAAACCCCTCTTCAGAGGCAAAATCCATCGTGCTGGAACCCATCACACAGTCAGCGAGTCCAACCGTTCTCAGAGTATAAGCAATACCCTTGGCAGTTCCACCCCAACCCTTGAGGCCGTCACCAGCATACATTCTAATACCACCACCAGCGGCAGTAATGAAATCAATCTTGGTCATCACGTTCTCTTTCATTTCCATCATGTCTATATATTACCATATCCTATAGGATTTGTCAAGTAAAATCGCCACCTTTAAGGCACTGATTCTAAAGGATTTTTGAAAAAAATGATAAGTCATTGATTCTAAAGGATTTATCTTACCAAGACCTCTGAGCACGCGGAACGCGCCAGGGTTTTTTCTTTAAAGCGTTGATATTACGAGTTAGTTTGTTCTTCTTATCAGTGGTATTAGTGGAGGCCTGCAAACTCTCAGCGAAGTGGAGAATGGCCGTCTTGACTTCTTTACGCCGTTTGTGGTAGTTCTTTCCACCGACGATACGAAACTCAATCCATCCAGTACCCTTTTCGATATTCAATTTCGACATATTGATTGAATCGTACTTGGCCTTATCTTCAATCTTGTCCTTGAGTTTGGTAAATACCTTATCCTGAGAATCATTCTTTCTCAGGGTCAGACCCTTCTTCATGGGTTCAACAAATTCGTTTTGAGTGCGTTTGAAGGCCTTCAACCACTTCTGTTCATCCACAAGTAGAACTAGTTTTGCCTCATCAATCTTCTTGGTTTCATTCTTTCGAGAGAAACCCAGATTGATATGGAGGCCGCATGACTCATTTGTTTGAGCATTCATGAGTTCCATCAGAGTGAATAATTTATCTATCGCCTTCAGACCATTTTTCAGGGGCCAAACAGGTGTAACAATCTCCACATCTGGATTGTCCCTATTTGTTCCAACTGAAGGATCACTTGTTATGGTGAATTTATCTCGCGCTCTGAAACTGTTGCGATCAACAATTTCGGGAAAGATTGCCTTCACAGCACCTCTGATTGTAGAACTAGGGGCATCTACACCCATTTCTAATTCATAACCAACTTCGATCATCACAAAACCTTTTCTCTAACTTATACCTAATATTACCATATAGAACAGGGTTTGTCAACTAAAATCGCTATTCGTAAGTCATTGATATATAAGGATA